ACATTTCTCTTGTCATAGTAGCAATCCCTGATGTTGTTCTAATATCATCAGATAGAATAAGGATTTTTTTTCGTTGCTCCTGAGGGATGTAATGTTTTTTCATAACGTTTATTAAAACTTTTAAAGACTACCACTCATTACTAAATCAGTATGATTGTGTAGTTGTTTGCGAAATTCATCATTATTTAAATAAAGATGCATTGCTCTGTTTGTTAATTTTTGTAAATTAAATTTGTTTTTGATACTAGCTACTTTAAATTCATCAAATAGATCTTCGTGTACTTTTACACTTGTTAATGTTAATTTTTCGTTTTTACTTGCCATAATATTATATATTTTTGTTATATATAAATATATACCTCTCTACAAAGAATTAATCTTATCACATAAAGAAGGTTCATCATTGAATTGACACCATGTACATAAAGGACTTACTTGTTTTGTAAACTCTTTAATTAATGGTTTTCCTTCTTTATCAAAACAATCTTCTATAAATGAACGAAATTCATTTATACTTTTTGATCGTTTTATTTTACCTGATGCTGGTATGAATTCTTGGATTCGAGGAATAGTATATTCACTTTCTTCCCAAATTTTTCTTTTTACAATAAAGAATTCAACTTCTATTTTATCTACATCCCAGTTAAATAAACGACTAAAGTACTCTTTATAAAGTAATATTTGAGAAACTTTAGTATCATCTTTTTTTTCTTTATCTTTCCATCCTCTAGTAGATGTTTTGATATCATAAATCTGTAATGTTTCTGTATTTTCATTATAGAATATTAAATCTATAAATCCTTTAAACTTTACATTAGGATAATCTTCATGAGGGGATAAAGATAAGGGAAATTCAACACCTACAAGATATGTATTTCGTTTAGAGAAATATTTACCTCTTTTCTTTTTAAAATAATCTAATATAGCTTCTCCATCTTTATAAAACTCATTTAATTCCTCAGCATTGGAAAAATGAATATTATTATTTTGCTCTACACTTTTTTTATATTCTGAACGAAGAGATGCTTCGAATAATTGAATTATGTCTTCCCTATCAGCAGCTGTAGCACTTTGTTCAAACATTGTCTTTAAATAATGTTGAATTGTAGTATGTATAGCATTTCCAAACACTAAATGCATATTTGGAGATTGCTTCAATTTATCTACACTCTGTAGTTTCCATTTGTGAGGACATTGTTTCCAAGTTGAAAATTGAGAATAAGATACAATTTTGTCTTTAGTCCAATCTATTGGAGATTCTTTATGCTCTAGTAGAGGTTTTAGATTTTTTGGTACTTTTTTCATAACCTAGTAATTTTTGAATTTCTTCCTCATTTATTCCTCTACTATTAAGAATATCTTTAATTTGATTTTCATCTAATAAATGTAGATAGGATTTTACCTCTCTTGTAGATAATTGATAATAATTAGCTAATATATTAACTAAGTCTTGATTCGGTTTTGGTTGATTTGATTTAATATATTTAGCATATACAGCTGTTTTAGGTAAATAACTGCAGTATACTTCATATACTTGTTTTGGAGTTAATAACCAGAACTTTTGTAAATAATTTGCTAATTCAATATAAGGTTCATGCATTGAAATAACTTTATGAAGCATATAGACATTAAAACTTTCTTTATCTTCTTCACTAAAATTATCCCAAGGCTCCCTTACATACGTAACTTGTTTTAACCAATCCCAAACTGTCATTATTCTTTATCTTTAGGCATAAAATGTTCATTTACATGTCCGCATTTAGCGCAAGTAAATACAGGTATAGGCATTAAAGCATCTTGTGCCGTACCTGTTAGGAATTTTGATATTTTGCGTAACATAACGCCTTCTATAAACACCTCATGCCCACATTCATCACAAGTAACAGGCGTAGTATCTTGTAAAGATACATTCATATTTAATTCTTTTTGGTTCATTTATTTGATTTTTAAAAGTTGCGAAATAAAGGCCATAAAATTCAATTCTCTATCTGCAATTGAATTATTTTGCCACATATATTGAGCAGCGTGAATTGACACATCTGCTGGTGAGTTACTGAATTCAGATGCTCTTTCATATAGTCCCGTAAATAAAGGAATAAAATCATTTATATCGTCGTTTACTACAGTTTGACGTATGTCAGCCCAACTTTGTTTATTTGATGATTTTAAATGTTGAATAACATTATTTAATGTATTTTCTATATCAGCAATTAAAGCATTAGGGTTTAAATTATTATTTTCATCTACAGATTGTTGAGATGCATTTATTATTTTTCTAATGTCCGGATAATATGCTTTTACTAGACTAGCTAATGTTGGTAATTCATATGTTACATTTTCTTGATCTAGAATTCCTGCTAAATGTTTTGCAACTCCCCCTCTTGCAGGTGGTTCAATATGAAATGCTTGACATCTGCTTTTTAATGGCTCAATTATACGTTCAGCATAATTTGCTGTTAATATAAATCTAGTCTTAGCCGAATAGGTTTCCATAACGTTTCTTAAAGCTGCTTGAGCTTGAGATGTTATGTAATCTGCTTCGTCTAGAATAATAACCTTAATTGGATTAAAACTATTTACAGAGGCAAAATCTACAATTTTATCTCTAATAGTATCAATACCTCTTTCATCAGATGCATTAATATACATTACATCACATTTGATGTTTTTAGTAATTAATTTAGCTAAAGTGGTTTTACCGGTTCCGGCTTTACCATAAAGTAATAAATGAGGTATATCGTTTTTTGTGATACATTTGGAGATGAAGGCTTTAATGCCTTCATTCCCCACATATGTATCTAATGTTTGACTACGATATTTCTCAACCCATAAACTGTTGTTGATCATCTTTGTCTTTTTTAGGTTCGTTATAAATTGCACATTCAGTTAATAAAATAGTTCCTGCTACTGATACTGCGTTTGATAAAGCAGTTCTAACTACTTTCATAGGATCGATAATTCCAGCATCAAACATATCTGTTACAGTTTCTGTTTTAATATCATATCCAAATGTACGACCTTTTTCTCCCTTATCCAATCTAGCTTGTCTTAAACTAAATAAAATATCAGAAGTATTTTCAATACCAGCATTGGTAAGAATTTTTAAGAAAGGAGCACCACATGCTGTATATGCTATTCTTTTTCCTAGATTAAAATCTTCACCATCTGTTTTAGTTTGAGTAATTCCTTCTCTAGCTTCTAGTAAAGCAATACCTCCACCTGGTAGTAATCCTTCTTCTAGAGCTGCTTTAGTTGCTTGAAGAGCATCATCAATTCGATCTTTTTTCTCTTTAATTTCAGTTTCAGTAGCACCACCAATATTAATTACAGCTACACCACCTACTAATTTACCTAAACGCTCTTGTAAGTGTTCTTTTTCAAATGATGATGTTGCTTTTCCAATTTGTTCTTTTAATTCAGCTACTCTGTTTTCAATATCACCTACAGCGCCAGTACCATCTACAATTGTAGTAGTATCTTTAGTTATAGTTGCAACACGTGCTTTACCGAACCAATCAGAATTGAATCTATCTAGTTTCATTCCTTTTTCAGGTGATACAACAGTACCCCCAGTTACAGTAGCAATATCTTCTAAAACAGCAGTACGTCTATCTCCAAAGTCAGGAGCTTTTACAGCTACTACTTTTAATAAACCTCTCATTTTATTTACAATTAATGTAGATAAAGCTTCACCATCAATATCTTCAGCAATAATTAACAATGAACTATCTGCTTGAGAAGCACCTTCAAGAATTGGAAGTAATTCTTTAACTGCTACTAATCGACCATCATATATTAAAATTACTGGATCTTGTAGGGTTGAAGACATTGAGTTATTGTCTGTAACGAAATACATCGATTTGTATCCTCTATCGAATTGGATACCTTCTACTGTTTCTAATGAAGTTTCACCTGTTTTAGATTCTTCAACAGTTACAACACCATCTTGTCCTACTAAATTCATAGCTTCTGCTACCAATGCTCCTAATTCTTCATCATTATTAGCTGATATTGTTGCTACTTGTTTAATTTGTTCTTCAGAACTAATTTCACGTTTAATTTGTTTTAAACCAGAGATAATTTCTTCGGTAGCTGCTTCAATTCCTCTTTTAACTAATACAACATTTGTATTTGGTGTAATACTACTAAATGCTTTTTGTATTAATTCATTTGCTAATACAGTTGAAGTAGTAGTACCATCTCCAGCTTTATCTGCTGTTTTAATAGATGCTTGTTTTACTGTTTGTGCACCCATATTTTCAAGAGGATCTTCAAGATCTTTTAACTCTTTAGCTACAGTAACACCATCTTTTGTGCTTCTTACACTTCCAAATTCATCAATGAATAATACATTTCGTCCGTATGGACCTAAAGTAGAACCAACAGCATCTGCTACTGTTTTGATCCCTTTAGCTAATTTTTCTTTTACTTCTTGATTAAAAGCTGTTTTCATATTTAATTTTGTTCTTCAATTAATGCTAATACTTGTGCTTCAGAAACGGCAATATATTCTACCCCTTCCCATTCTAATTTAGTAGGTCCTACTTGAGGTAATACTACTCGATCTCCTACTTTAAAAGACATAGGAATACGAGCATCACCCGCGTTATTCCATCTTCCAGGCCCAACATCAATAACATTCCCTATAATTGCTTTTTCTTGAGATAAGTCAGGGATAATAAACTTACCATGCATTTTTTCTGCTTTTTCGTCCACCTTTACAATAATGGCGTCCCAAACGGCTTTGATCATAAACTTCTTGGTTTAAATATTAATATTAATTTTCTACAATGTTTGCCTCTTCTATCACTTCACAAAAGTACATTTGATTATCTTTTTTAAATGTTTTGTTAGTGGGAGACAATTCGTTCCATAAATGGGCAAATCGTCCGTAATGTTCGCCGGTAATACGCTTTACTAAAAATAATTCGTCATTTATTTTAATTATTTGATTCATAACTGTAATATATAAAATATTTTTGAGAAAACCTAACTTCAGGGCAATATTTTTATTTGATTTTAATAGTTTTAGGTTTAGCTTTTTCAGTAATAGGAATAAAGATTGTTAGTAAACCATTTTCTAGTTTACCATCAGATTTACTTAAGTCGTATTTACTTGAAATTTTATAACCTAAATTAAAGGATTTTTTAGATAAACTTCTATGGATTGTACCAGGATGTAAATCTTCTTCAGGTTTATCGTAACTGATTTTTAAGATATCGTCTTCGATATCTACTTTAACATCATCTTTAGTAAGACCAGTACATGCTACTTCAAAGTGAAGGCCTGTTTCGTCGTAATAAATGTTTAGTGGGTGTGGTTGTTTGGTTGTGGCTGCTGAGCCGAATCCGCTTGACGGAAAGAAGAAATTGTGGAATAAGATATCCCATTCGTTAAATTGTGTACTCATTTTGATTTACGTTTTGTGCGTCCTAAGATCGCGTTAATAATTTAAAAT